GTCGTAATCCGACTACTAACGTTCTTCCATACAAACTTTTCGGAGAGTCGTTGCTTTGTAGCAACAGCTCCCGGACCGTGTGCTGGAATAATGTCAGTGAAGTCAAAGTTAGAGAAAACTCCAGAAAGGAGTACTCTAGCCTTGCGTACTACTTCTACTTGGGAATAAGACGGTTTATAGCCGCTTTTCCTAGTTGAATAGCTACGTTCGGTATCGACGAGCAAAGCACGTAGATAGACCGACCGAGCCAGGATTTCGTCTTCAGTTCTTTCGAACTTTGAGACGACGTTTTGTTCTTGTTCATCTGTATAAGGCAGTTCATACTTGTAAAACAAGTAAAGAATCTGTCGTAATATACTAACGCTATCTGCGCACGGGTCCTGAAGGACCGTACCGTCTGGGTGGAGGACGCGATTGAAGAACTCACCACAAAAGAGTGGAAGTTCACTGTTCGTCTGGGATGCAAATCCGAGACTAGCAGAGTTCAATGGTTGTCCGCCGGAAAGGGCCTTATCAAAGGCCTTGCCGAGACGGGGCAAAGTTTTCGTGAGAAAACTGAACCCTTCAGCGCTTAGTCTACAAGTTAGCTTGTTTAAGGTTAACCTGTAGCTACGTGTGTTAAACACAGTTCCATGCGACTTATGAATGTCGAGGAACAGTGCAGCGATGAGTTTATACTCGTCTTGCCTCTTAATGGTTTCCATATGGTAAACCTGCAAGAGTATGCAACTGTGACCTCGATACCAATAGGTCGACTGACACTAACGTCCGAAACACATTAACATATGAATGCTAATACGTTTGCTCAGATGCAAGCAACAATACCAAACGGCAGACCAAGTCGTAAACAAGTAGTTCACAACTTAGTTGGTGCAGAAGGTATCATGCCTGTTCCTGGGAAGGGCTACAGTGGGGGTCACTACGGCGGTTCGGGATACGGGACCATCGCCATTGCTGGCGACAATCTCGTGATATCCAGAATTAACGTAGATACCTACACACTTAATCCTTAACGATCAAATAGGTAGGTGACCTTATATAGGTCACCTACCATTGATCCTCTGTTAGAGGTTAGATTACATTACCTTTTGGAGGTAATGAGAACACTCAGAAACGATACTTAAACAGTACCGTTAATGAGTACGTCGGCGCCGTTGCCCGTGCAATCGTAGAGAATCGTTGTCGTCACGCCAAGAGAGGCAGTGAACGACATGATTTCTGCGAGCACGTTCTTCGGGTCGGTGAACACGTTAAGGGCACCCACTGGGATGTCCATAACGAGGTAACCAGAGACCG